GTCATGTACGCGCTGTGGAAGATGGGCGAGTACGTTCAGCACGAAGGCTCGGGCCAGGGCGAGAAGTGGCGCACGCAGTACGAGGGGCAGGACGGCACCGAGGGTGAGATCGCGAAGATCAAGCGAGTCCTCGCCAAGCGAGTGACCCCGGGCGCGGTGACCCGGCGCGACCTACGCCACCTGACTCCGGTGTCCCCGTCCGGCTCCTACATCGGGGCCAGTGGGTGAGCCAGCCGACCTCGATCCTCGCGGACGTGCGTGGGTTCGCCCGCGACCACGACATCTCGAACATGCCCAAGGGCTTCGTCTGGGATCTCGCGGACTACCTCCCTGACCGCCGGGGAGCGAAGCTCGAAGTGCGGGGGCCGTGGGCGTACCTGACGCCCGCGCTCGCTGGCCCGATCTGGGGCGGCAAGCACGCCGCCTTCCGCGCCGGGACGAAGCTCTTGCTCGGAGGCGGCAGCTCCCTCTACGACGTGAACGTGCTGACGGGAGCGATCACGTCTATCGGAGCCGTCCCCTCCTCGCTCCACAACGGCGTTCTCCTGAGAGATCGCGTCTACTTCGCGGACGCCGCAGGCGCAGGCCAGCCCAAGGTCGTGACCCTATCGGGGTCAACTCTGTCCATCGGGACTGTCCATACCTCGGGGCCGAAGGCCACGGTCATCGCCGCCTTCAAGGAGCGCCTTGTCGCCTCGGGCGTCCCGGCCGCTGGTGGGGGCGACCCCTCCATCGTCTACTTCTCCCCGCTGGAGACACAGGGCACCGCTCCGAACGTCGGGCCACTCTCGGCCTGGGACGCCAAGTCGGTCATCGGCACCACGCGAGCCGTCACCGTCCTCGCTCCGATGGCCGCTCAGATCCTCGTCTTCCACGACGGCTCCATCGAACGCATCCGGGGATCGAAGCCCCCGGCGACCTCGGTGGACTCGGACATGTATGTGGACACGTTCTCCTCTCAGGTCGGCTGTTCCGATCCGGCGAGCGTCGTCCCGTGGCAGGAGAACATCTGCTTCGCCCACCCGCAGGGCGTCTTCTTGACGGACGGCGCGACGATCCGCTCGCTCACCGACCAGGGCGGGATCTCCGACCTCTGGCGGCAGGCGTACTCGCTCAAGCGGGCGGGCACGCAGGTTCACTCGACCGTCTTTCGCGACCTTCTCTTCGTCACGATCCTGACGACCTGGGCCTCGGGCACGCCCGACGAGCAGCGCCCCGTCACCCTCGTCTGCGACCTCATCGACCGGACGTGGTTCCGCTTCCGCAACATCAACGCGACGGCGTACATCGACTCCGAGATCGGCGTCGAGGAGGTCTGGTGGGGAGTGGACTCGTCCGTGCCTGCGCTCGGGGCCGACCGCGCCTGCAAGCTCTCGGCGCTCCTCTTCGGCCCGACTGAGTACGACCCGGAGATCGCGATTCCGGCTGCTGCGGACGCCTACGACGGGAACGGGCTGCCGGTGCTGGGTCGGCTGAGAACGGGCTGGATCAAGCTCGGCCCCGAAGGGGTCAAGCGGATGCGCAACGTCTACCTCGCCCACCTGACGCAGGCGACACCGTCGGACAAGGCCGCCGTGTACGAGATCGGCTACCGGCTCAGCCCCCTCCCGAACCTGAACCCGATGTCGCTCGGGAACATCCCGGCGAACCCGCGCTACAAGCGCAACCGCCTGCGTGTTGACCGACGCTCCTACGGGATCCAGGTGGATGTGACGCAGATCGCCCCGGTGTACGTCTCGCGCCTGTACGACCTCGCGATAGACGACTGGCCGCAGGACAGAGGCAAGCTCTGACATGTCGTCCGGCCAGCAGGCCGGTGGGGGCGGCGATGCCGCTGCTGGTGCAGGGCTAGGCCGACTCTCCGAGAGCGAGCAGCGCCTCGTTGCGAAGCTCCTCTCGGATCCCACCTTCTTCCCCATCGAGTTCCGCACCTGGCTCAAGCAGTTCATCGAGGGGTCGGGAATCATCATCACCGCCTCTCAGATCCAGGGAGGCCAGGGAACGAACATCGCGACGGGCCTCCCCGCCGGGGTCATCATCCCGGTCGCCGCAGCGGGAGCTGTCCCGGTGGACTGCCTCATCTGCGATGGCTCGGTGAAGGTGCGGACGGACTACCCGATCCTCTTCGAGAGGATTGGGGTGGCCTGGGGAGCGGGAGACGGCTCGACCACCTTCAACATCCCCGACCTCAGAGACAGGGCGCTGTACGGAGCCGGGGGTGCGGTCGGGGTCGCACAGACGGATGGCGTGGCCTTCGGTTCTCGCGGTGGCCCCGCGCACAAGCACTACTTCAACCAGACCTCGGGCGGCGGCGGCTCCCATTCCCACTCTGTCTCGGGATCGACGGGAGGCGGCGGGGGTCACCAGCACACCGCTCCATCCGGGGGGCAGGGCTTCGCGTCGTCGGTCGGAGGAACGGCGGCGCTCGGTTCGGGCGGGACGAGCCGCTTCCTCGTCAACGACTACTTCTTCGGGACGAACACAGCAGGCGACCACTCGCACTCGATCTCGGGGAGTACGTCCTCGGACGGCTCGCACCAGCACAACGTCCAGGGCGACACGTCGGGTGGGGGTGCCTACGACAAACCGTCCTTCGCCGGGGTGATCTACGTCATCTCCATCGGCACGGCGGCGTAGTCCGGCCGCTGGGAGTCGTACACTCCGGGCGTGGCCGTCCCTCTGACGAACGCCCAGAAGTATCGGCGCGGACTCCTCCCGCAGCTCACTTCGCCGGGGAACACGCAGATCAGGTATCCGCAGCCTGCCGCGAAGCCGAAGGCACCGCCTCGCAGCACTACGGCCGGACTCCAGCCGTACACGGGATACGAGGGGCCGGGTGTCCAGGACTACATCAACCAGGGCACGATCCAGTGGAACAAGGGGCTGGGGAACATCGGCTACACGCAGCCGCAGATCAACCTGGGCGGTGGCGGTGGTGCCGGTGGCGGTGGTGCCGGTGGCTACGCGGGGATGATCGGCGGCGACTACGGCGTGCAGGAGATGGAGTCGATGATGAACGCCCGCATGGGGCGGGCGCGGGGCGACTTCCAGGGGCAGCTCAGGCAGGCGCTCATCGACCTCGGCCTCACCGACACGTCGAAGCTCGGCTCTCTCGGGCAGTACATCGACTCGGACACGATCTCGAAGGCAGCCGAGAACAAGTATTCCCAGGTGGCGAAGATCTCCCAGGCTGAGACGGCTCGTCGCGCCCAGTCCGAGGCCGACCTCGCCGCACGCGGGATGCTCGGCTCGGGGCAGCTCACGACGAACGCCGAGAACATCCTCGCCGAGGGCGAGTCCCAACGCTACGGCGCTCTCCGCGACTTCCTCGGAGCGGGGCAGTCGGGCCTGACGCAGCTCGCCGACCTGAACGAGCAGCAGGCGATGGCGCTCTCCCAGGCTCGCTTCGACGCGGCGGCTCGCGCAGCTCAGACGTACCAGTACGGGATGGAAGATCCTTACGGGTACGGGCCGAGCGCCCCGATGGGAGTCCCTCAGCAGATGGCTGCCTCTGCGGGGCCGCTGAGCCAGCGGGCGTGGCTCGCGAAGCACCCGGGCGGCGTCTACCAGAACTACCTGCGGGCGTTCCGGCGGCACCAGCAGCAGGGGTACTAGGGTGCCTCGGCCTCGCGTGGCTCCGACTGGGGCGAGGATCGGGGGACTCCCGACCTACACGAAGGAGCAGTTCAAGCTCGTCCGCCCGAAGGGGAGCTACGACAGCTACCTCAAGTTCATCAAGACCCGCCGGGGGATAACGAGCGGCCCCGCCTACCCGGGGCGCGGAGGCCCGGGGCTGCCGACCTATGTGTCGATGCTGCGGGGGATGCAGTTCGAGTCGCCCGCTCAGCTCCAGAAGAGGGCGAACCAGATGGCAGGGCAGCAGTTCAAGTTCGGGCAGCAGACACTCCAGGCCGAGTACCAGCGAGCGCAGGACGACGCCATGCGCCGGATGCAGGCGTTCCAGGCTGCCGGTCGCGCTGCTGCCGCCATGAACGCCTCGCTCATCGGACAGGTGGGCGGGCAGTACCAGGCCGGGGCCGACCAGCTCTCGCAGATGGCTTCGGCAGGAGCGGCGCAGATGGCCGCTGGAACTCAGGGCGCGGTCGATGCGGCGAACGCTGCGTCGGCGAACGTCGGGATGCCGGGGGTCACGGTCGGAGGGCCGGTGGGTGCGCCTGGGCTGGCTGGCCCGCAGCAGGCTGGCGTCGAGTCCTACTACGGCGGGACGATCCCGGCGCAGATGCTCGGCAACGCGGGCGGGTTCGCGCAGGCGGGGATGGCCGGTCAGATCGGGGCGCAGAACCTCCGCGCCACGCAGGAGGCGCAGGCCGCGTACATGTCAGCGATGGGCGATGCCGGGAGAGATCGACAGGACATGCTCCAGAAGCTCATCGCCGAGCGTGGCCCCGCCGTCGCCGACTACCTCATCAAGCTCCAGGACTCCCAGCGCCAGCAGTACGCCCTCGCCATGTCCCTCATCGAGGGGCGGCGCAACGCCCTTCAGACGGGCTTCGCCCAGGGCGGGGAGAAGATCACGCGCAAGCAGACCGCTACGAAGCTCAAGATGGCACAGAAGGAGCTTGCGGCGAGCCTTCGTAACGCACGGCAGACGGCGAACCTCCAGGGCCGTGAGGTTGACGAGGCCCGCTCGGTGGCACTCGGCTACTACGTCGATGCTCTCGGTCGTCCGATCACCCGCAAGAACGGGAAGCAGATCAAGGTGCCGAAGGCGGTCACGGACGACAAGACCTCGACTACGCCTGTCCGTCAGCAGATGGCGCAGTACGCCGACGACTGGCTGTACCGGCACCGC